GGGCTGCCGGGCTGGACGTGGGCGTCTACTACTACACCTACGCCACCAGCGAGGCCATGGCCAATGCAGAGCTTGCCCTTCTGCGGCAGGCGCTGCGGGGCAAGGAGCTGACCCTGCCTGTGGCGGTGGACGTGGAGGACAACCGGCTGGGCAATCTGGACAAGCAGAGCCTGACTGACCTGACCGCCTACGCTCTGCACGAGGTAGAGCAGATGGGCTTTTATGCCCAGCTGTACACCTACACCAGCTTTGCAAAGGCGCATCTCTATGTGGGCGGCGCGGCCCTGCGCCCTTATGACGTCTGGCTGGCCGACTACACCGGCAAGGCACCCAAGGTCGATTTTGCCTACAACGCCCACCAGCACACCAGCAAGGGCAGCGTGCCTGGCATCTCCGGCAACGTAGACCTCAACGTCACCACCGTCAACTACCCCAAAATCATCCGCAAGAAGGGCCTGACCCGTCTTCGGGAGGGCAAATGACCGAAAAAGAAGCTTTGCTGTGGGTGCTGGGCATCTTGGGCAGCCTGTGCGCTGCAGCCATCACCATCGACAAGGTGCTGGAAATCATCCACAAGTACATCAAAAAGGCGCAGGAGCCGGACAACGCGCAGAACAAGCGGCTGGATGAGCTGGACAAGCGCATCGGCACCTTGGAGCAGGGCCAGCTTCAGCACACGCAGGCCCTCGCCCGTGACCAGCGCCGCTTTGACGAAATCGACGAGGTGAGCCGTCTGACCCTCGACGGGGTGCGCAATCTGCTGGACGCGCAGCTGTCCGGCAACAATCGCGAGGGGATGCAGAAGAGCCGCGCCGACATCGACAACTATCTGTTAAAAGGAGTGACCAATCATGGTAGCACTGGCAACTAAGCTTTTTGACCTTATCCCCGCCCCGGTGGCGGCTGTGCTGATGCTGGGGGGCGTGATCTTTTACGCTCTGGGCTGCATCCGGCTAGGCTACGGCGCAGCCGTGAAGCCTCTGGTGCTTGACCTCATCGAGCGGGCCGAGCACGAGATACAGGGGACAAAGCGCGGCGCAGAGCGCAAAGCGTGGGTCGTCAAGATGCTCCGGGCCGCTCTGAGCGCCAGCAAATACGGCAGGCTCATCAGCTGGGCCATCACCGATGAGACCATCGGCGCGGTCATCCAGTTTTTCTTTGACCGCATGAAAGCGGCGCTGGAAAAGGAGTAAGGAGGTTATTATGGCAAGCACTACATACGCACAACAATGGCTGAAACAGGCTGTTTTTGTAAATGAGTTTAACTTTTTCAGCCTCAAAAGTCGAACTCGTCACCAGTTTGCCGTGCTTGGCACTATGGTGCGCAACGCCGGACAGCTCCCGCAGCCCTTCTGGCTCGGTGCTGCCTGTGGCGGCGGCTCGCGTAGTGCTGCCCGCTGCGCTGCGAGGACTTGACAGACAGCGGATGACCGCCGCCATCAAAAACGCACCGCTTGGGAGGGTAGACCGTAAGATAGCCTTACTGCGGTACGTTGAGCGGCTCCCGCTGCCGGACATTGCAGCACAGACACATTACAGCCGGACGGCGGTAGGCTACCGGCTGAAAGGCATTGACAAAATGCTGGATACGTTGTAAAATAATGTCAACGAAATCCGCCCGGCCTCTCGAAGAAGCGCATTAGGGCGGATATTTGTACAACTGACCAGTCTCCCGCGCGCCTACTTATAGTGCGTACCATGCGGGAGACGATTTTATACGAATTATGGCAAATAAAATATATCGCTTTTTGTCCCGTGTTTTGTTCGCTCTGATTATTTTTGGGGCGACAGCAAGCGTTCTAAAAGCCGTCATTTCGTTTTGACATAGTGCATTTATAGGCGTGGTTTTATCGGTATATGCGTCTTTGCATTATACGCCATACGATTTATGATTTGAAAGGCTACGGCCTTTGTAGAGAGCGGCATTGCCTGTGGACGGTTCCGCTCTTGATTTTAGACTTTGCCGTTTTGGCAGCACAAACCCCCCCGGTGTTCCGTTTGGAGCATCGGGGGATTTTTTATTTTTGGGGACATGGAAGCCCGGCAAGGCTCCATCCATTATAACTTTGTACCTGGCGTTTCCGGGAAGATACGCCACGCATGGAGGATGCAATCGCCCGGAAACCGCTCGATATTCGCATGGCGGCTATATCATGCGGCTCACCCCTGCAAATCAGCGATGGTAACGCCGCAAGCGGATGCGATCTTTTCGAGGGTAGACACTCTCGAGATTGCCTTTCCGGACTCTGCATGTTGAATGGTTGCAGTGGACAGCCCGGTTTTTTCTGCCAAGGCCCGGATGGTTAATCCTGCGCTTTCTCTGGCTGCTTTGATTTTGACGGCAGACACGCCAAGCGTCTTGTAATCGGGCGAGTTGTACCCAATCACGAACAACCCTTGCTGTTCCATCGGCAACGCTTTGAGTGCGTAGCTCTTTTCTACATCCTCAAGGTCAACATCCTTCAGGACGTAGGCGCATGCATTGTCAAGCTCCGGGGTCATCTTGTGGAGCTTGTGTGCCAGCGTAATTTTCATCATCACGCCGCGCACCGGGAACCGTGTCGCGTTGTCGAGGTCTGCCTGGTTTACGCGGTCGGGTGTGCAAGCCTCATCGAGCAGGCGGTAGAGCTTGCCGAGATTGCAGATGGTATTGTTTTCCATTTTGCCCTCCTAATTCACTTGTTCAGCATGTCCATCACGGCGTTGTAATGGCTTTCGTATTCTTCGCCAACAGCAAGTTCTTTTTCGACTTTTGCTTTCTGATAGGCCCGCTCTTCGCCGTAGATTTCGTTCTCGATCTCATCGGGGATTTCAATGAACGCTTTCTGCTTCTTGCCGTGAGCCACAACGAACACAACAAAGGCGTGGTGTACGTTCTCCGGCCAACGGCCGATCTGCTGCTTGTAGGCACCCGCCTTCATTTCCTGCCCATTCACCAGCAGGGAATTGATGGTGTACTGCCACTTATGGCAAGGGACTGTAACCTCGTTGCCTTCGTTCCAGAGGGTTTCTTCGGTGATGACCTTTTTGTCAATGTCGAGTTCGATTTTTGCGCTGCGGGCGGTATTCCAAGAGTATTTCATTTTTTGTCCCTCCATTTGTGTTTCCTTCTGACGCCATCATTATACCACAAAACTAATACAAGTGATACAGGCATAGTCACCAGACTTTGCCTTATTTTTTTGTCTATTTTGTATCAGTTGTATTAGTTTTGGCTAGGTCGCAATCAAACTCTAATCAAGATTTAATCAGGCGTTTTTGTCCTTCGTTATGCGTTCGTTGTCTCTTAACTCTCCTTAAAAAGGTAAACTGAGCGCAAAGGGAGGTAAGCGCCAATGTGGAACAAGTTCAGCCCGAACCCTCACGGGGGCAGCGTGGGTGATTGCGCCGTGCGCGCGGTAGCAGCAGCCACTGGGCAGAGCTGGGAGCAGGCCTACATTGGATTGGCGCTGACCGGCTTTGCTCTCGGCGATATGCCCAGCGCCAACCGCACATGGGGCGCATACCTCCAAAAGCACGGATTCAAGCGCCGCCTTGTCGAGGCGGACTGCGCCACCTGTTACACCGTGGCAGATTTTGCCCGGGAGTACCCGCACGGCGTGTATGTACTGGGCTGCTCCGGCCACGTTCTGGCCGTCATCGATGGCAAGTGGTGGGACAGCTGGGACAGCGGCGCGGAATGCCCGATCTACTACTGGTACAAGGAGGACTAAACGATGCCGTACAATCCATATGGCTATCAAATGCCAAACTACTACGGGCAGCCTATGCCTGACCAGCTCACGCAGCTGCGGCAGAATGCCGGGTATCAGCCGCCCATGATGAGCCAACCGACAGGGCAAAGCTCCCCATCTACGCCTCCTATCATCTGGGTGCAGGGCGAAGAGGGCGCAAAAGCCTACATGGTAGCCGCCGGGAACAGCGTGCTCTTGATGGATAGCGAGAACAGCGCCTTTTACATCAAGAGCACGGACGCAAGCGGAATGCCGCTGCCGCTCAGGGCCTTTGATTACAAGGAGCGCACCACGGCAGCTAAGATGCCCGCTCAGGCCGTCCAACAGCCCGGCGGGGAGTTTGTCACCAGGGTAGAGTTTGACGCCCTGGCAGCCCGCTGTGCAGCGCTGGAAAAGCAGGAGCCCACAAAAACCGAAACGGAGGTCAAGTGATCATGGCAAATCCTCTTTTTAATGCACTGGGCGGCGGCAAAGCATCATCCATGCCCGGCCCTATGGACCAGTTCGGCCAGATGATGCAGCAGTTCCAGCAGTTCAAGGCTAATTTTCAGGGCGATCCAAAGCAAGAGGTGCAAAAGCTCCTGCAATCCGGGCGGATGAGCCAAGACCAGCTCAACCAGCTTCAGGCAATGGCTCAGCAGTTCCAGCAGTTTTTACACTAAGTCGTAACCGTGGCCACGGTCGAGATACACTTTTTACCAAAAATTTCGAAAGGAGTACAAAATGTCTCTTTCTTCTGACAACATCGGCCTGACTATGCCGGTGCAGCCCGCCAATACCAACAATGGCAATGGCTTTGGCTTTGGCGGCGATGGTTCGTGGTGGATCATCGTGCTCTTCCTTTTCATCTTCTGCGGCTGGGGTGGTAACTGGGGCGGCAATCGCGCCGGTGCCGGCGCCGGCGTCGTGGATGGCTACATCCTGACCAGCGACTTCGCCAACATCGAACGCAAGATCGATGGCGTAAACAACGGTATGTGTGACGGTTTCTACCAGCAGGCACAGCTCATCAACGGCGTCCAGCAGACCGTGAGTAACGGCTTCATGTCCGCCGAAATCAGCCGTGCAAATCAGCAGGCGGCATTCATGCAGCAGCTCTTTGCGATGCAGATGCAGCAGCAGAACTGCTGCTGTGAGACCCGGTCTGCTATCCAGGGCGTCAACTACAATCTGGCTACCCAGTCCTGCGAGACCCGGAACACCGTGCAGAACGCGACCCGGGACATCGTAGACAACCAGAACCAGAACGCCCGGGCTATCCTGGACGCTCTCACAGCTCAGCGCATCGAGGCAAAGGACGCCAAGATCGCGGAGCAGAGCCAGCAGCTCTTTGCGGCTCAGCTTGCAGCTTCCCAGGCGGCGCAGAACGAGACCCTCAAGGCATACATGAGCGGTCAGCTGGCCTACTACAACCCGCGTCCCGTTCCTGCCTTCCCGGTTCCTGCGCCGTACCAGTACGGTAATTGTGGCACCGGATGCGGCTGTAACGGCTGCGCATAACCAAATAACGGCAACTGACTACAATTTGTAGCCTGTTCAGCCCCTGAGCTGATTTTGCAAACCAGAGCGCCGGGGCAGAAGTCCCGGCGCTTTTATTTATGAAAGGAGCCGATAAAATGGCTGAATTTACGAATCCCAATATCGTGACGGTATCCGCCGGGGAAAATCTTCCCTTGACAGAGACTGCCGTAAAAGGCCCGGCCTGCATCGTCCATCGTGAGGGCGCGGGTATCGTGACCCTGCGCGGCCTGACAAACCAGTGCAAAGCCCGCTTCAAGGTGAGCTTTGGCGGAAACATCGCGGTACCTACCGGTGGCACTGCCGGGGCTATCTCTGTAGCGCTGGCGATCGCTGGCGAGCCGCTGAACAGCGCAACGGCGATTGTCACCCCGGCGGCAGTCGAAAATTACTTCAATGTTTTCGTGGCTGCGTTCATCGAGGTGCCGCGTGGCTGCTGCGTGACCGTGGCGGTTAAAAACACCAGTACGCAGGCAGTCGGCATTGCAAACAGCAATCTGATCGTTGAGCGGGTAGCATAAGAAAGGAGATAAAGTCATGCTGGATAAACTGAATCATTTGAAGGATGAGATGTGCGACGAGCTCATGGAGCTGACCGACAAAAAGAACCGCTCTCCGGGCGATGTTGAGATGATCGGCGAGATCGTGGACATCATTCTGGACATCCACCGCATCGAGGACTACTGCGAGGGCGGCGAGTACAGCCGTGCGGGCGAGTGGGAAGCTGACATGCGCGGGACTTTCGGCCATGATGCCGGAAACGGTTACAACCGGGGCAACAGCTATGCCAACCGAGGCCGTCACTATGTGCGCGGACACTACTCCCGCACGGATGGCCGTGATCGCATGATCTCTGACATTGAGGACATGATGCAGGACGCCACCGGCGCAGAGCGAGACGCTTACAAACGCGCAGCGGACATTCTGCGCAATGCATAAGTGAGGAGGGCGGCAAGTATGGACATTGACGAGATCAACGAGCATATCCGCAAGCTCAAGTGCGAGGAAACAAGCTGGCAGAGTGTCAATAAGCTTGCCGCCCTCTGCACCGTGCGGGACGAGCTGGAGGAAGCACGCGCACCTGAAACGCAGACCCAGGCATTGCCGCCTGCGACTTATGCGGCGGCGTACTCCACAGCAACGGAACCGCAAAGCGACTTTGTTGCGGCTGCCAGCTCTGTTCCTTTTGGCGGTCTGATGCGGGTGCTTGACGAGCACATGAGCGCCATAAAGCTTGCATACCCAAAAGAGTATGAGTTGGTCATGCGGAAGATTTCTGACATAATAAGAAACCAATAAGCAACCAACTTATAAAAATAAATCGTTATATCGAATAAATATATTGATTTGTAATCAGTGGGTTGCAGGTTCAACTCCTGTCACCAGCTCCAAAAAATAACGCATAGACGATGAAAGCAATTTGTCTATGCGTTATTTTTTGTGAAAAAGTGATGTAAAACGACCTAAAACGGTGTGATAAACTACCAAATAAGCTACCACAAAACTCCGCTCAGTCTTCCTCGTTTTCACGTTCTTCAAAAAGGCTTTCAGCTTTTTTCATCTCATCGGTGAGGAATTTCTGACGGTGAGCAACGTAATATCTTGCAGTGGTGGAAAAATTTGTGTGTCCCATAATCTTTTTTGTTGCAGTAGGCGCCACATTTGCTTCAACGAGAAGGGTAGTTGCAGTGCGGCGCAAGGCGTGGGGAGTAATGCGGTCTCTAATCGGAGTGTCGGCTTGGTTTATTCCAAGATCAAGCATCAGCTTACGGAAAGAATGCTCAACATTGTTTTTGTCCTTTTTGTTTCCGCTTTCAGTGGGAAGAAGATATTTTTCTCCGATGCTCAACAACATCCATTCTGCAAGAATATTCTTGATCGGGTTTAAGATAGGAATAAAGCGCCCCTTTCCAGCAGCAGTCTTTTCGCCACCGGTCAGATTGCCGTTTTCTAAATCAACATTATCTCTAGGCAAAGAAAGAAGCTCGTCAATTCTCATTCCGGTGTACAAAAGAACCATTGCGATCTGCGCTGTTAAGTGCATTCCGTTTCTAGGATCGTCTGCAACGGCTCGGATTTTAGCTGTCTCTTCCGGCGTAAGGATCCTTTCCTTTGGGCCGGGCGCTGGCGGCAGCTCTAACCCATCAGCATAGTTTTGGTTGATAATATCTTGCTTCATGGCATATATGCATAACTGCCGAAATAAACCTTTTTGCTTTTCGCATAGGCTTCGGGATTTTCCGTCTGCGGAAAGTTCATCAATAACTTTTTGATAATCTTCCGTTTTAAGAGTGCGCACTTCGACGTTCCAAAGTTTTTCAGCTTTGCTGTAAGCTCTTACATAACCGTCTTTTGTATCCTCACCGATGCTGCTAAAGTGCGTAGCGCTCCATCTTCTGTAGATCTCTGCAAAAGTGGATTTTAAGCGCTCTGCCGGTGTCCTCTGAGCATTGTAAGTATCCAGGGCCTGAATGGCTTCCCCGGGAGATGCATAGTGTCCAAGAACTGTTTTGCCTCCATCCTCCGATGGAACAACGGCAACATACGGTCTGCTTCTATTTCCGTCAGCCTTTTTATATACACTGCCGCTGCCCTTTGGGCGGCGGCGCTTTTTTCTTTGCTGCGGGGCGGCTTCTGGCTGCTTCTTGCCGCAGTAGGGGCAAAAAGATGCATCATCCGGTATTTCCCGACGGCAGCAGGCGCGAATGCATTTCAAAGCTCTTCACCTCGCTTTGCGGTATAGTCGGCCTCGCCGCTCTTCGCGGCCTCTTTTCCCGCCTGGTATGCCGACTGCAGCAGACTCACCGGAGGCTGGACTTCCCACGGGATTGGGTCTGTTCCTGTAGCCACGGCAAACCCGTAATTGTCCAGTATTTGGCCGCAGACGGATACCTTGTTTTGCAAGGGAGTGTGCAGGTTTGCGCACACCTCAGCAAACACCGCCGGTGGATAACTGCCATGTCGGCCCAAAAGGATAAACAGCACCATCTCTTTTACAATTCGCGGCGCTGTGCGAAAGTATTCTGTAAGCGCCTCATCCAGCTCTTCGTCTGATTTGCGCTGTACGGGCTCTTTATAAAGTTCTGGGTGCAGCATTTCTTGCATGGCGGGGAGCGGAGAAGTCCCGCAAGCCTCGAACCAGTCCATTATCTTGTCAGTTGGTGGGCTGGACGCCCCGCACTCCCAGCTCTGGATCGTAGCCTTTCCCTTGTTGATCCGGCGGGCCATGTCGACTTGGCTCAAGCCTGCCGCGACTCTGGCCCGCGCCAATGCGACACCAAGCTTTTCCGCAGTAAAGTAGCTCATCAATTATAACCTCACAAATTTCCATGCCATAAAAACAAAAAGTGACATGGGGAAAACCCATGCCACTCGACAGAGCAGAAGTCCTTCAAGTTTTCCCATAAAATGGTAAAATCTAAAACAAGTTGGACAAATTGAACAAAAACAGAGGTGAAACAAAATGGATTTCGAGCAAAGAAACGGTAAAGAAAACGAAATGACCATCATTGACGGGATGCCTGCCACCATTTTGACCGGCACGGCCCGAACACCTGAACCTTGGGAGGACTAAAGATGGACAAGATGAAGCTGTTTTGCACCCACATCCGCGCCGCGCTGGCCTGCTATGAGGATATGCCGCCCGAGGGACAGGCTCGGGCTCGACTTTTTGTGATCCGCAAGTCCGGGGATCTCCGGCAGCTCAAGGCTGCAGCAGACGCACCCGGTGGGGAGCTTGCCGCTGAACTGTTGCAAAAAATGCAACAACCTTGCAACCACGGATAGCAACGTGCATATTTTGCACGTTGTTCGCGCAAAACGCGCGTATTTAGCAAAAAGTCAGCGTAAATTTCAACGATTCAGCGCAAATGCTAAATTTTTTGCGCATTTTTGCGCGATTAAATGTGCTTGACGAAATACAATCAACGGTTGTATAATGCGGTTGTGAAAAAGTTTACTGTTTCTTGCGATATATAACTTCAAGGCCGTAATCCGGATGATAAGACCAAGAGACCGTTACCTTGTCAAACTCTTCTAGTTGACGCCCATCGATGGCGCGAGTCTTCAACATTTCTTGATAAATCCAGTCCGGAAGGCCAAAAAATTTGTTGAACTTCTGGATTTCATTGAGTGCACTATCTTGAGACAGAGACCCGCCAGAGATGTTTGACGGATTTGTGTCGATCATGAGGTAAGACTCGTCATCGGCCAGCGTGACGGTCGTGTTTGTATAAAGATCGCTGAACAACTTGAAATTTGGTTCAACATTGTGGCTGTAGATGACCTCCCACAGGCAATCCTGAATCGAAGTATACTCTTTTTCTCCGTCAGATTTTTCCGCAACTCTTTCGGTGATCCAGATGATTGGCGTTCCATCATCAGCTGGAATCTGGACTTCGCCTTTAAGCGTAATGGCCTGATTCTCGAAAATTTCTCTGCAATATTCATACACGCCGTTTCTGACGGCGGCATACCATCGCTGCCCATCGTCAGAAACCACAGAAAAGCACTTAAAATCCCACTTGTTGCCTTTGTATGTGTCAAGGTATGTATAGTAGTAGTTGAAATCCGGGATTCCTGAGAACTCAATGTACGAGCCTTTTTTATATTGAGTCTCCGCCGCAAAGGCTGTCGTGGCAAAAGGGATGGACAACGCCGCAGCCAGCCCCAATGCAAGAAATATTCTTCTTTTCATGATTTATACCTCACATATACAAAAATAGGCAGCCAACCAGCCGCCGTAAAACTAAGTTATCAACGAACTTTGCCAAAGGAGGAAAATAAAGTGCAAGAAAATAGCACAAAATTGATGAAAGAAACCACAGAATGTGTTATACTTGAGAAAATCAAGCTTGCACTTTCCCTTGGTATCGACGTGGATAAACTTTTAGAGGAGGCCAAATATGCCGCGTGTTGAGTTTTTGCTCTGTCTGCTTCTCATTCCGGAAATAGTCATCGCAGCCATTCTGATCTGGGAGTTCTTCGACGCAAACAACTTTGCACTTTTTAAGAAAACGGTAAAGGTGAGCGATGTCCCCGTCAACCTGGCCCATGAAAGCAACAAGATGTTTCAAGTCGAGACAATCCATACCGGCGTGACCCTTGCAGACATCTGCGAGCTTTGTCCTAGATCCTTTTTCCGGGTGAAGGACGGAAAGGGAGGGTATATCCGTATCGACACGACAAAGGCAAAAGGCCAGAAACTGGAATACTACCGGACAGTGTACATCAAAAAGGTAAATGCCAAAAACTACGAGCTGGAAGCCGTAGACCCCTCGCTCCTTTGAGAGAGAAGAAGGGTTAAGAGAGCGGAGATGACCGCGATCGCAGCACTTTGAAGGAACTGCTTTCGCGAGATTCTCTGCTCTCTTTGCTGTTTCAGGAAGTAAGTTCTTCCCTTCGCGGTCAGAATCATGCACGGCACCACGACAGCACCGTTGTCTTTCTGCTGGACTTTGCGCTGTATCTCGACAAGACCATCCGAAACCATCAGATCTGCAAGCACCGGGGCATCCGCTTTGAACTTTTCTGCAAAGACGGGAGTCGGAGTGTCCGGCGCTGTCGGGCACTTCTCGTAAATATTAAGAAGAAAATTGAGCGCTTCTTCTTCCCGCTTCAGGTCAACCATTTTTCTTCAGTTTCTCAGCTATCGCTGCATCCAGCATACTATTAAATAGCGTGCGCGTAGGTTCATCCAGCTGCATAAGCTTTTCTGCAAAAGACTTTGCCTGTTCATCCAGCCCATCACCCTCCGGGGTGCTGGGCTTTTCTTTTTGCTCAGTTTCACCGGTGAGCTCCTCAGACGGAACATTAAAAAATGTGGCAATTTTTTCAATCGTCGCTTTTCTTGGTGCTGATCCATTGCTCCATCTGGTGACGACAGAGCGCTGAAAGCCCATTTCTTCCGCAACGGCTGACGGAGATTTCCCAATCTTGTTACAAAGGCGCACAAAGTTCAAGTAAAACAAAATGACACCTCCGTTTTTGTGCAAACATACAAAAGTGAACAAACGCAACAAAATGTCTTGACTGTTGCGTTTGTTTGCACTATACTGTTCTTGTTGGATGTAAACAAACGCAACACAAGAGACGCCTAAAACAAGAGGCATTTGCTTGTTAGCTATTAAGTACTTCGCACCTACATAATAGCACGTTTTGTGAACATTTGCAACAAGTATTTTGACACGGCGATAAGAAAAAATCTGCCTGTAGTCGCTTCACAGACAGACTTTTTACCGATTTGTCACCAGAACGCACCTGCACCCAGGCGGTAATGCAAACTTGCTCGTCTGCACATCTTTTTCGGGCATTTGCGCCGCAAAAGTAACGCCGGGGCTGCAAAAGCGACTTACAGTTCTATTGGTACGTCGCTCACTTTAGCGGGTCGGTTCCGCTGAATTTTTCAGCCTTAGGCATTGCGCACTTGCTCGTGTCTGGAACAGGCTGGTTCAAAAAGTCCTTCAATTTGCATCGAACTTCCTTTCTTGCCAGTATCTAAGGCTTGAACAGTATAACAAATCGGTGCGCCGTTGTCAATTTATTAACACATAACAGGGAGGTGGAAGAGTGCCTGAACCGTGGACTGGTCGTCTGATTGGCCGAATGCACAACAACAAAGTCACGCTGGAACAGCTTGCCGCTCATCTGGGCTGGACGAAGAGCTATTGCTCGATGATCCTGAACGGACAGCGCAAGCCGCGCGGCATCCGCGAAAAAATGGAAGCCGCCGTGAGCGACATTATTAAAATCAGGGAGGAAAAAAATTAAGCATGGCAAACATTCAAATTTTCACAAGCCCCGAGTTTGGGGACATCCGCACGGTAGACCAGAACGGCGAGCCGTGGTTTGTGGGAAAAGACATTGCCGCAGCACTGGGATACGGCAATCCCCAGAAGGCAATCCGTGACCACGTTGATGAGCAAGACAGAGGGGTGAACGAAATGGACACCCCCGGCGGAAAGCAGCCGATTGCGATTATCAACGAGTCCGGCCTGTACAGCCTGATTTTTGGCAGCAAGCTGGAAGGGGCGGTGCGGTTCAAGCGCTGGGTGACAAGCGAGGTGCTGCCTGCCCTGCGCAAGACCGGCAGCTACATGATGCCCAAGCTCAGCAAGGAGATGCAGGCGCTGTTTATGCTGGACAACCGCACCCAGCGGCAGGAAGAGCGGCTCACGGCGTTGGAGAACACCATGACGGTGGATTACAACCAGCAGCGCGTTCTGCGCAAGGCCATCAGCCGGGCCGTCATCGCGGCGCTTGGCGGCGAGGACACCCCGGCCTACATCGACAATCACGTGCGCAGCAAGGTGTACAGCGAGTGCAACCACGATGTGCAGGACTGGTTCCGGGTGAACAGCGTGGGCAACATCCCCCGCAAGCGCTTTGACGAGGCGGTGGAGTACATTCAGCGCTGGAAGCCCAGCACCAACACCGTGATGCTGATCCAGCAGACCAACGGCCAGACCAGCCTGTTTGCCGCAGCTGCTGCCCAGAAGAACACCACCACCGCTGGGAAGTTTGTTAAGGAGGCGTAAGCATGAGTGAGAAGATCATCGCCTACAAGGCCATGGACAAAAATATGCAGTGCCGTGGCAAGCAGTATGAGGTGGGCAAGACCTACCATGAGGACAAGGCCGACTGCTGCAACGCTGGTATGCACGCCTGCGAGAACCCGCTGGATGTGCTGTACTACTACCCGTTGAGGGATAGCCCGCGCTTTTTTGAGGTCGAGTGCGGCGGGAACGTGGATAAAAGCGAAGAGGACGGCAAACTGGCCTGCACTGAGCTGACGGTGAAAGGTGAGGTAAATTTTGCAGGGCTGGTAAGAGCTACGGTGAATGCCGTTTTTAATCGGGTGAAGGGCAAAGAGCCTTTTTCGAGCGGCGATTACAGCACGGCTGGTTCGAGCGGCTATTCCAGCACGGCTGGTTCGAGCGGCAATTCCAGCACGGCTGGTTCGAGCGGCTATTCCAGCACGGCTGGTTCGAGCGGCAATTACAGCACGGCTGGTTCGAGCGGCAATTCCAGCACGGCGGCAGCCACTGGGGCTTATTGCCGCGCAAAAGCAGACGGCAAAGATAGCATTGCCGTTGTAAACGGTGTTTGCGGTAAGGCGTGCGGCGCACTGGGCTGCTATCTGGTGCTGACCGAGTACGACGATGACGGTAATATGCTGTGGGCAAAGATGGCAAAAGTAGACGGCGCCCACATCAAGGAAAACGTCTGGTACACGCTCAAAAATGGTGAGTTCGCGGAGGCAAAGCCGTGAAAAAGCATTGCAAAACCAAATTGAAAGAAAGGAGCAGGCCATGCAAAAGCCGAGCCTTACGATAGGCGAATGCGTCCAGATTCTGCGGGATAACAACATCTCAAAGACCGAAAAGGTCTTGGGAGCACAGATCCAGGCGGGGCTGTTTACCAGCTGGGCAATCCCGTCCGTAGGAACAAAAGAGCCTTGCCCTGACATCTCCCGCGCCGGTTTTATGGCGTGGGTGAAGGACTTTTACAAGCTCGAAAAGGTTTATACAAAGGAGGAACCGAGAGAATGAGAAAGAAACCGATGAATTTTCGGCTCATCTTAACGCTGGACGGGCTGGCTTTGCTGGCAATCATCGGCGCGGTGCAGGTGGTGCGCTGTGCCTGCTCTTTGATGGCCGTTGCGCTGACCTACTGGGGCGGCTGGGACATCGCCGAGGCTGCACATGCCGCACCTTGGATTATTGTTGCATCCACTGCCGGGCTGGCGATGTCGTTTTATGGGATGCATGAGGACAATAAACGGTATAAGCGCAGCGGCTACGGCAAAATCGTCCGCAACCATGCCCGGAACCCGGAGTATCCGCAGGATGAGGAGAAGGGCGCATGAAGTTGGAAGAGTTGATTCGGCAGCAGGCCGAAGAGCATCTGAAAACAGCCACACGGCTTGCAACGGAGTCCGCGCTCACGGGAGACATCTGGCTGCGGGTCATCTGCCGGGAAAAATCAGAGGTCTATAGCGCGGCAGCAGATGGGCTGCTCACAGCCCTCCACGATGCGGAGGATGTCGCACATGGCTGATTACATCCACTATATCACATGGTACACCGTGTACAGCGCCAAGACCGGTGAGGTAGTGGCAGCGGGAACGTCCGCCATGTGCGCTGCGAAGCTTGGATACAAGACCGCCAACAGCTTTGTGTCTTCTGTTGGACACCGACGCCATGAAAAAAAGCATCCGCACAAGTACATTTTTGAGCAGGAGCGCATTGATCGTGCGGAGGTTGACTGTCTCCCTCCGCTTCGCCGTTACTGCAAAAAGACAAAAAGGGAACAGGAATATGAACGGTAGATATATGCGAGCCGCAGAGATTCGCTGGCATAATCGTCAGCCGGAGCGGCTGCGGCACATCCATCGGGGTGAAACTCAAAAGCGGCAGGCTTCATTCTTCTGCCATGCTTACCATAAAGGGGATCCTGGCAGATGCGATAAACTGGTTTTTGCTGGTTTTGACCCCGTGTTATCAAGTGTGCAGGCTCAGCATTGGGCGGACGAAAACTGGCCGCTTTATGACCATATCGACGTCTTGGATTCTTCGGGCCGCAAGATTTACGGGAGGTGATACACATGAGTCAGACGTTGGCCCGCAGAGCGCGAATCAAAGACCTGTCCAACAAGGCCGAGGGCATTTTTCGGTACGTCGGGAACGACAATGTGCTGTTCCGGCTCATCAGTACCGGCAACAAGCTCACCAGCGACGTCAACTACGCCGTGGCTCTGTTCACCGGCTTTGCTCGGAGTCATCAGCTGGGCAGTCAGGAGACCCGCCGCACAATCGACTCGATTTATCGACGGGTCGGGGAGCTCATGTGCCTCATCGACATCGTTCATGCCGCTGCTGGCGAAGAAATCATGCCTGAGCCGTATGAATCCATAGATTTTTGTTACATGACCGAGTACCGCACCATGCTACGGGAGGCTGTCATTCGTGGGATGCCGGACAACTACAAAAGCCCGGCGCAGAACCCCTACACTGTCAGCCTTGTGCAGCCGGGCGTTGGCCACGGTAATGGTTACACACTGGACGAGTACGATGACGATTTCTTCGCCCGATTTACTCGCAAAGAAGAGCCGCGTGACCGGAAGCTCGTCTTCCGCTGCACCAAATCCGAGCTTGACGCCATCAAGCGTTACGCCAATATCATCGATATTAAATTTACCGAGGAGGAAATTCATCATGCCTGAAAAAAACCAGACCCCTATCGAGATGCTCAACCAGAATACAGCTGTCGTCCAGAGTGCAGAGGTGCCTGCGCCTGCAGCACCCACTTCACCAGCTCAGTCGCCGCGTCAGAGCTACGCCGAGAAGGTGCAGGGCCTGACCGTGGACGAGCGCAACTGGATGCTTGCGAAGTCTAAAGCCGCCGCTATGGCGCAGCTTCCCGAGGGTTTCTTGCCCCAGACCTACACCGGCAATCCCGGTGCGTGTGCCATCGCCTGTGAGATGGCCCTGCGCATGGGCGTCTCGCACCTTTTCGTCATGCAGAACCTTTACGTCGTCCATGGTATGCCCACATGGAGCGGCAAGAGCTGCAAGGCCCTCATCGACAACAGCGGCCAGTTTGCAGGCCGCACCCGCTACCGCATGGAGGGCGAAGAAGGCACCGACAACTGGGGCTGCCGCCTGATCGGCGTGGACAAGCTCACCGGCGAAAAGGTCGAAGGTCCGAAAGTCACGGTCAAGATGGCAAAGGATGCCGGGTGGTGGAACAAGAATGGCAGCTACTGGCCCAAAATGACCGAAATGATGCTCAAGTACCGCGCCGCCGCTTACTTTGCCCGCGCCGAGTGTCCGGAGGTCCTGATGGGCGCCAACATCGACTACGAGGTAGGCGCTGGCGACGCCGAGGAAGAGGGTGCGGCCCATGCTTAATGTTGTTGCGCTGATGGGCCGTCTGGTCTACGAGCCAGAATTGAAGACCACCCCGAGCGGCATCAATGTGTGCAGTTTCCGCATTGCCTGTGACCGCAGCTTTGCCCGGCAGGGCGAAGAGCGCAAGTCCGATTTTATCGACGTCACCGCGTGGCGGCAGACCGCCGAGTTCGTCTCCAAGTATTTCCAGAAGGGCAGCATGATCGCCATCGAAGGCAGCTTGCAGACCCGTCAGTACCAGGACAAGAACGGCAACAACCGCACAGCTACCGAGGTTCTTGCGTCGCAGGTGAGCTTTTGCGGCGGAAAGGCCGCAGAGAAGCCCGCTGTGCGCGATTTCGACCAGCAGACGGAAAATCATGTGCGCGAAGCAAACACCGCTCACAGCGCCCCGCAGAAGCCTCAGATCGTGCCGGAGTATTCGCAGGGCAGCGCAGACGACTTTTCGGTCATCGACGACAGCGAAGACCTCCCGTTCTAAGCCGAGAGCTGTGCTATCTGGCTATACGGGCGTGCAAAGGAGGTGATTGAGTGGCACAGGACGATAAAAAGTCATTTGTGGCGTATCTGAGCTGGTTCGACGCGTTAGAAGAATACTCCGACGCAGAGGTTGGGCAGTTGATGCGAGCTCTTGCACGGTACGCCAAAACCGGAGAAGAGCCCGAATTTTCAGACCGCGGGATGCGGGGCAACTGGAAATTTATGTGCAGCGACGTAAAACGGGCGTCTGAAAAATGGGATGAAACCCGCAAGAAACGCAGCAACGCTGGAAAACGCGGTATGGCAAAGCGCTGGGGAAAGCCTGACGATATAACAAAAATAACAAACGATAACAATGTTAATGACGACATAACAAAAATAACTGTAGATGTAGATGTAAATGGAGATGTAGATGTAGATGGGGATGTAGATGTTGTAAAGCGCGATAACACCGCCGCCGTTGATATGGAGTTATCAAAAATCGTCCAGCATTACCAGCGGGCTATCGGTGACTTCCCGCGTTCGGCGCTGGAAAAACTGCAAAAATGGAGGCAGGAGTATAGCACGGAGATGATTTTGCTGGCGATCGACAAGGCCGCAGAAGCTGGCAAACGCTCGTGGAACTACATCAACGGCATCCTGTCTGGCTGGCAGCGGGATGGGATACGCACCCCGGGGGACGTGGCAGCGAATGAGCAGCACCGACAAGAACAGCCTCGCGGGAAACAAGCCACAGAAAGCACCGCAGAAGCATACGCAAATATTTTCAAGGGGGTGAAACCGTGACAGTGGAGATGATGACAAAGCTCCTTGCGGACGCTGAAGCCTATTTTGGACGGCCTCAGACCGCAGAGAACCGCGCAAGTATCGCGGAGATATGGGCGAACTCATCGCTCAAGGATGTGCCGGATAAGATGGCCTATAAGACATTCCACGAGGTGATTTCGGAGTGCAGCTGGCAGAGCCAGCTGCTCCCGGCGTGGAAAAAGGCCATCGAAAAGGCCCAGGGTGAGCAGATGCTGGCGAAGCACTGCCTTGCTGCCCGCACCCGGATGCTCAAGTCCAGAAAAGAAAGAAAGCTTCTTGGGTAGGCAAACCAGAACGGAGGACGAAATGCCTAGATACAAAGTCATCGTAGAGTGCAGCGGCCCGCACGGGAACGCGGCGCTTACATACCGCATCAACGCCGCGAGTCAGTTTGCGGCAGAGTTCAGGGCCTGCCAGCTGGCGGGCGACCATTACCCCGAGTATCGGGACATCAAACCAGTGAGAACGGAGGTGCTGAAAAATGGCTAAAATCATAGACCATCTTTCGCAGGGCGAAATTCTCGCCCAGATGGCAGAAGAGCTGGCAGAGGCCGCACAGGCGGCGCTCAAGCTGCGCCGGGCGCTGGATGACTCAAACCCGACTCCCAAGACTATCCCCGAATGCTGGGAGTCGCTGGAAGAAGAAATCGGCGATGTCATGAACTGCATTGACGCACTTTTGCTGGAAGACAATCTGAACTACCACTCATTTATGAGCAAGTGCGGCGAAAAGGCAGAGCCCAAAATGAGCCGTTGGAAGCAACGGTTGGAAGCGAGGTACGCGAAAAATGACGATGACTCCGTGTAAAGACTGCCCTGCACGGCACCCGGTATGCCACGACACATGCCCCAAGTACGCCGAGTTTAAGCGCCAGCGCGGCGCAGAAGCCGCTTACACCAGAGAGATGCTGGACACAGGCAAGGTCTACCACTACGACCACGAGGACCGCCACCGGGAACGTGGCCGCAAGAAGTACATGGGAGCGAACGGAGGAGCGGACAGATGAAAGTGCTGATTGCCTGCGAGGAATCGCAGGAGGTGTGCAAGGCTTTCCGGGCAAAAGGCCACGAAGCCTACTCCTGCGATATTCAGGAGCCGTCCGGCGGACATCCCGAGTGGCATATTCTTGGAGATGCGCTCAAGGCTCTGGAGGGGGGGCAAGTCGTGACGATGGACGGTGTAACGCATGACGTTGGCAAGTGGGACTTGCTCATTGCACACCCGCCTTGCACCTACTTATCCAAAGCCGGCGCAAACCGTTTGATAGTCAACGGAAAAAATCAAGAGCCTCGGTATGAGAACGGAATCCGAGCACGAGATTTTTTTCTGAAATTCTGGAATTCCGATGTGGAACGGATTGCGATAGAGAACCCTGTCCCTATGAAAATTTGGGAACTGCCCCAATACAGCCAGATCATTCAGCCGTATATGTTTGGAGATACGTATATAAAGACAACTTGTTTGTGGCTGAAAAATCTTCCTATGCTTTTCGCAACAGATGTTGTTGTGCCGACCTCTAAATGGGTGTCTTCATCAGATCACCGTGCAAAAAAGACCGGTGACGCATGGGCGAAAAGCGGACACAGGAGCGCAAAGGTAAGAAGCAAAACTTTTCAAGGCATTGCAAAAGCGATGGCTGAACAATGGGGGTAAGACCAATGCACCTGGCCCTCTACGGCGACCCGCGAACCAAGAAAAACTCTGCACGCATTCTTAAGAGCCGCTCAGGCGGGCGATTTGTGGCCCCTAGCAAGGCTTACGTGGATTATGAGACGGACTGCCTGCGGCAAATTAAAAGGCCGCGCAGCCCCATCTCTGCCCGTGTAAACGTGCGGTGCGTATACTACATGAAGACCGCCCGCCGGGTCGATCTGGCAAACCTCATCGAGGCGACTACAGACATTCTGGTGAAAGCCCGCGTGCTGGAGGACGACAACAGTAAGATCGTCGCCGCCCACGATGGCAGCCGGGTGGACTACGACAAGCAAAACCCCAGAGTGGAGATCTGGATCGAGGAAATGGAGGGATGATATGGACTTGCCAAACAAAAAGTACTCCGTCATATACGCAGATCCACCGTGGAACTATCTGCAAAAAGGAGCGGCTGGTAAAAAACAAGGGTACGCAGCCAAGCATTACAAAACTATGACCACCGATGATATTTGCGCTCTGCCTGTCCAACAGCTTGCGGGGGGTGGATGCCTATTATTCATGTGGGCAACATTTCCCACACTCCCGGATGCACTTCTAGTTATGGATGCTTGGGGGTTCACTTACAAAACCGCTGCTTTTGTTTGGGTGAAAAAATACAAATGCGGAAAAAACTTCGTTGGGATGGGTGCGTACACCAGAGCAAACGCAGAAATTTGTCTGTTGGGTGTGTCGCATGACTTTTGCGCAAAAAAGCAGATAAAAAGCCACTCCGTGCGGCAGGTTATTGAGGAACCTATCCAAGCGCACAGCGTAAAACCAGAAGAAACACGGCGGCGCATTGTTGATTTGCTGGGGGATGTGCCACGCATTGAACTTTTTGCCCGTCAACGTGTGCCTGGTTGGGATGCGTGGGGCGACGAAATCGAAGAAAAGGAGGAACTCAGATGACCCAAAAGTGGACGCTTGAAACTGACACACCAAAGCCTGACAGCGGCGTGGATTACCGCACCGTCAAGGCGTGGTTTCAGCAGTGCCGGGACCTTGCAGCAGCTATCGAAGCCCAGAAACAAAAAATACAGCGCATCCGGGACGCGGCAGAAAAATGCACCCAGAGCCTGAGCGGGATGCCTGCGGGTGGTGGCAATGGGGACAAGGTGGGCTTTGCTGTAGAGCAGCTGGACACCGAACGCCGACAGCTTCAGAGGATGGAGACGGACCTGTGCAATCTGCGTGTCGAGGCCACCCGGCGGGCATACTGCCTGATGGCCGAACCGGAATGCGCCGAAGCGATTTGCGAGCACTATGTCACGGGCAAGTCTCACAAGGAAATCGCAAAAGAAGTCGGCGTGTGCGGGTCAGATGTGGTCTACCGGCGAATCAAACGCGGATGCATGGCCCTGGCTGAGATATGGGACGAATTTTCTGACGCGCAAAGTGTACAACATGCACAAGAAAACACAGCGTGATTTTGGGAGGGGTCAGCTCTTTTCAAGTCTGCAAGCTTGGATGTAAAATTCTAATAAGCGGTTCAGCGCTAAGCGGTAGCCGCTTGCCACGCAGCCTCCAGAACGGTCCCTTCCTTGTGACAGGTTTTCATGCTTTCCTGTTCTCCTTCACCGTTTTGCGGGCTGCTTCTATGCGATACACTGACACAAAGGCAGCTTGTCGCTCACGAGAGACAAGAGGCGGTTCGATTCCGCCGTATCGCACCGTATGGCGCATGGACTCATCCCCCACAAAGCTGCACGCTTAACCTCCCGTGCCACGAGAGAAAGCTTTGAATCCCTGAGGGTGTGGGTAGACTTCCCGACGGGATGTGCGTCAAACAACAGCCCTGGTTCTCCGCCAGGGCTGTTTTATATGGCCGCCTGAGCGCAGTACGGAGCGCGTGTCAGCTGAGATATTGCTGGCTGGTTCGAGTCCAAGGGCGGTGTTTTATACTCCGGTAGCTCAAGTGGTAGAGCAGCGGTCTCCAAAACCGCATGTTGCAGGTTCGAGTCCTGCCGGGAGTGCTGCATGATCTGACGAGAGCGGGGAGTGCAATAGCGGGGCATCCAGCCGCGAAAGTTCTGGGCGCAGAGGCTTTGCACCCGACAAGCAAAGCCTCTTATTTTGACATTCTGACCGTTCGGATTTCCGGGCGGTTTTTCTTTTGCATGAGTTTAGAGAGGTGGTGGCGGTGAGTGCGAAGCGGCTGACAGACAGGCAAAAAAAGAAGATCATTGCTGACTATGTGCAGCTGCAGAGCTACGCAAGAACCGCGAAGCTGAACGACGTAGCAGAAAGCACCGTGCGGAAAATCGTGAAAGATAATCCCAAGTGCGCGGATTTGTGCGCCTTAAAAAAAGAGCAGAACACGCAGGACATGCTTTCCTACTTGGGCAGCAAGCGCGAAGAAGCACAGGATCTTCTCGGGCTGTATCTGAAAGCGATGGCAGACCCTGACAAAATCGCAGAAGCGACGTTGCCGCAGCTGTCCACGGCGTTCGGCACCATCGTGGACAAGTTTGCTATGCTGGGAGACCAGAGCGGCATAGAAGCCCCGGACGATGGCCTGCTTGAGGCACTGAGCGCTGCCGCAGACATCAGCCCGCCGGATGACGTGGAAATGCTGCCAGAGGAAGAGGACGACCATGCGAAAAAGTAACGGTTTTCGCTGGAAAGCCCTCAGCCAGCGGCAAAAGCAGGTCTTGAGCTGGTGGACGCCGCAGAGCGCATACAGCGGTTACAACGGCATCATTGCAGATGGCGCTATCCGCTCGGGCAAGACCTTTGCCATGAGTTTCTCTTTCGTCCAGTGGGCTATGACCTGCTACAGCGGCCAGCAGTTTGCCATGTGCGGAAAGACCATTGCCAGCTTCCGGCGCAACGTGCTGGGGACGCTCAAGCAGCAGCTTGCAGCTCGCGGCTACAACGTCAAGGAGCATCGGGCAGAAAACTGCATGACCGTCAGCAAGGGCGGCAGAACCAACGAGTTTTACTTTTTCGGCGGCAAGGACGAGAGCAGCCAGGACCTGATCCAGGGCATCACCCTTGCCGGGGCATTCTTCGACGAGGTGGCCCTGATGCCCCAGAGCTTCGTCAATCAGGCCACAGCCCGTTGCTCTGTCACCGGGTCAAAGTTCTGGTTCAACTGCAACCCGGGAAGCCCGCAGCATTGGTTTTATCTGGAATGGGTGCGCAAGTGCCGCTCCCGCAAGATGATGTATCTCCATTTCACGATGGACGACAACCTGTCACTTGCCGAGGACATCAAGGCCAGATACCGCAGCCAGTACAGCGGCGTTTTCTATCAGCGCTACATTCTGGGCCTGTGGACGGTGGCCGAAGGCCTTGTCTACGATATGTTTGACCGACAAAAGCATATCATCGACAAGCTGCCGGAGCTGTCACCAAAGGGCGCGTATGTGGCGTGTGATTTCGGTACGCAAAACGCAACGGTTTTTTTGCTGTTCCAGATGCAGTCGGACACCGGCACATGGATAACGACCCGCGAATATTACTACAGCGGGCGCGAACAGAAACGCCAGAAGACCGTGGGCGAGTATGTTGCAGACCTCAAGCGATGGTTAAACGGCACAAAGCCAGAAAAGGTCATCGTTGACCCGTCTGCACTGCCGCTTATCACGGAGCTAAAGCAAAACGGGCTCCCGATTCAGGCGGCAAACAACGACGTTCTGAGCGGCATTCTGGACGTTCAGACGATGCTCCAAACCGGAAGATTAAAAATATACAGAGAGTGTAAACGCACCATACAGGAGTTTGGCGTTTACGCATGGGATCCGGACAGAGAAGATGTGGTCATCAAGGAAAACGACCACTGTATGGACTCTATCCGGTATTTTGTACGCACGAAGCGCCTTGTCAAGCGGGCCGGAGGATAAAAAGTGGCTACATTTACGTTTCAGACATTCCAACAGGCCCAGCAGGAAGGGCGGCTCACAGATTTTCTGTGGGATTTCATCCAGCAGCACAAATCTTCCCCGCAGGTGGCGGGCAGGACTGGCGCGCTGGCTGCTGATTTATACGACCGGCAGAAAAACCCGGGCGCAGAGCAGTTCGCCGCAGCCTATGCAGAGATGCTCAAGCGGGCGACAAACAACACCCGGGACATCATGAGGCCGGATATGGTCAAAAGCAACCTGTTCCGGAGGCTCAACAAGCAGCGCGCGGCGTACTCGCTGGGCAACGGCGTCACATTTGCCGATGACACCGACAAGCTAAAGCTGGGCGCAACCTTCGACGAGCGGGTTTTTAAGGCCGGGTATTTTGCCCTCATCCACGGCGAAAGCTTTGGATTTTGGAATTACGACCATCTGGACGTGTTTAAGCTGACCGAGCTTGCCCCGCTCTATGACGAGGACACCGGCACACTGCGGGCGGCTGCACGGTACTGGCAGCTCAACCCGGACACGGCAACAAAAGTGGTGCTGTACGAAGAAGACGGATACACCGAGTACAAGTCTCAGGCGCGTGGCGCATACCCGCTGCAAGAGGCTGCGGCAAAGCGTGGATACCTCAAGACCACGATTACAACCAACGTGGGCGGCGAAGAGTTTGTCACAGAGGACAATTACGGCACCCTGCCCATTGTACCGCTGTGGGGCTCAGACCTGCACCAGAGTACGCTTGTTGGGCTGAAAGCCTACATCGACAACACAGACCTTGTCATGTCCGGCTTTTGTAACGATTTGCAGGACTGTGCGCAGATTTACTGGCTGTGCGAAAATTTTGGAGGCATGACGCAGGACGAGTTGCAAGGCTTTTTGCAGCAGCTCAACCTCTACCACGTCGCCAACGCCGACACCAGCGATGGCGGAAAGGTGCAGCCCTACACCACCGAAATCCCCGTCACGGCCCGGAGTACGTTGCTTGACCTGCTGCACAGCCGGTCTTATGAGGACTTCGGCGGGCTGGATGTGCATTGTGTAAGCGCAGATAGCACAAACGACCATCTGGACGCAGCCTATGAGCCGCTGAATCACAATGCGGACGATTTCGAGGCACAACTCACGCCCTTTATTCAGCAGATTTGCAAGCTGGCTGGGTTGGGCGACGTGTCCCCGATTTTTACCCGCAGTAAGATCACCAACACAGCTGAACAGGTCAGTATGGTGATTTCCGAAGCGCCCATTATCGGGCAGGACATGGCCATTGACCTGCTGCCCAACCTGACCCCGGAACAAAAGGAGCAGGCCAAGGCCGCGCTGATGGCTGAGAGCGCAACAAGGGAGACCGTGGACGAGAACGAGGAAGAGGAGGAGAACGAGGATGAAAACTCATGACAGGATGAAAATCTTTTTCTGGATTTTCTTTGGCGTGTGCGTTGCGCTTATCATTGGAAGCGTAATTTTGAACGCCGTTTTAGCTGTTTACTACGTCAAAGGCGTTTTTAGCGCAGATATGCCTGAATGGGCTAAATGGGCGCTTGTGACTTTTGCAGTGTCATGAAACAAACCGACCGTGACCGTATCTCTACCCGCCAGCTGAACCGCCTGCGTCGCCGCATCCTCCGGGTGTACGGTACTGCCCGCCGGGAGATGCAAAAGCAGCTCACCGATTTTCTGGAAAAGTACCGAGCTTTGGACGAACGCAAGCGGGCGCAGCTGGATGCAGGCGAGATCACCGAGGACGATTACCGCTTCTGGATGCAAAATCAGGTGTTTCAATCCGATTTGATGCGCCAGAAGCTGGACGGCATCACCAAGACCTGCACCACAGCCCAAGAGACGGCCTACAAGCTGGCCCGGGACGAGCAATACAACATCTTTTCTTTTGGCGCAAACTGGGCTTTCTACGAGCTGGAACAGGCTGCAGGCGTGGCGTTCGGGCTGACCCTATACAACACCGAAGCGGTCAAACTCCTGCTGAAAGAGAACCCCCGCATGGTGCCCAACAAGCGTATCAAGAGCGAGAGCAACCGCACCTATGATGCCCGGGTGTTCAATCGCTACGTCATGCAGGGCATCGTGCAGGGCAAGGGCGTCCACGACATCGCCGTGCAGGCCGTCAACGGCATGGCAGACACGGAGATCCACTGGGCTATGAACAACGCCATCACGGCCCTTACCAGTGCCCAGAACGCCGGGGCTTTGCAGCAGATGAGAAACGCTCAGGCTTTGGGCATCGAGGTCAAAAAGCGCTGGAACTCCACCCACGACTACCGCACCCGTGAGATGCACCGTCTGCTTGACCAGCAGACGGCAGAGCTTGACGAGCCGTTCAAGGTCATGGGCTACGAGATCCAGCGCCCCGGCGACCCCAACGCCGCCCCGGAGATGGTCTACCATTGCCGCTGTGTGCTGTCATCTGCACTGGGCAAGTACCCCCGGCAGAACGCCGTGCAGCGGGACAATGTGACCAAAGAGACCACCCCCGTCATGGATTACACCGAGTGGTATAAATCCAAGGGCGGCAAAGAAGCCGAGCAGATGTGGTGGGCAGAAGAGCGAAAACGCAGAAAGGAGAGTGCCAAGAATGAGTAAACGCGGGTCTGGTAGTTCCACAAGGGCAAGTAGCGGAAAGACTACGCTTGATGAATTTCTTGCAAAACGTGGCCTGAGTTCGCCCATCAGTGATTACATGGATGATAAAATGCGTATTCCTCACGGTTTGACACGCAGACAAACTGAGAAGATGCAAAAAGAAGCCCACGAGGCCGCTGCACAGTATTCCGCAAGGCGAGAGTCTGCTATTGCAGAATACAAAGCGGGCGTTGCGTCTGGCACAATCAGAGAAAAGAGCCGTGTTGAAGTTTTGATGGGCAAAGCGAAAGGGCATCCTGACAATCCTTCCACACAGGCAGCACGCCGTGCGCTGGAAAAACGTGGTTACAACTGGAAAACAGGACGAAAGCTCAAGAAAAAGTAAGGTTTGGAGGGATGAACCGTGATTCTGCCGATGGAAAACACCGAGAAAATGATTTTTCCGGGCGTGGGCAAGTATGGCATCCCTGAAATCAAGCCGGAAACGGACATCCGCATTGACAAGCTGGAATGGATCCCGGTCAATTATGCGCTAACGGCCAAAGACAAGGACACAAAAGGCGTGCATTTTTACAAGGACGATTATCAGTTTGAACGGTTCTGGAACAACCCAGACAAGTATATCCCGCTTTTGCAGCAGTTCGGCGCGGTATGTTCGCCGGATTTTTCGCTTTACAGCGATATGCCGCTTGCGGTGCAGCTTTTCATGCACTACAAAAAGCACTGGCTGGCGGCATACTGGCAGGCGCACGGAATCCACGTTATTCCAACGCTCTGCTGGTGTGGTGAGCAAAGCTATGACTGGTGTTTTGACGGAGAGCCTAGAAACGCCATTGTGAGCATCTCGAGCCACGGCACACAATCTGACCCATACGAAGCAGAGTGCTTTGCCAAACACTGCCGCAAGGCACTTGAGGTGCTGCAACCAAGCGGTATTTTGTGGTACGGCAAGTGCCCGGCAGAATTTGACTGGAACGTCACAAAAATCAAGCCGTTTCAATACGAAAGGAGGCATTACCGTGAGTAAACGAGGTTCGGGCAGTTCCGCGAGAGCAGGCAACGGAGGAATAGCTGCTTTTAACGCAGCATCGCTGCCGATTAAGGGAAGCGAAAAACAGGTTGCTTGGGCGCAAGATATTATTCAGACCGCTTTTGATACGATTGATGCAAATGTCAAGCGTATGGAAGAGCAGAACAAAAAAGAGATTGCAGATTTCAAGCAAAGGCATCCGAGCAGCAAAATGACGGCTGAGCTCAAAAGCAGAATTACTGCGGACAATGACGCTTGGATTGCGGCTGCAAAAGAATACCGGAGCGCCAGCGCTCAAAACTTTTCCCAAATGAGCGAAATCCCGGCAAAACAGGTCATTGACAGCAGATATAACTTCTCCGGCGAGATGATTTTAAGAAGCATCAATTACAACGCAGAACAAAAAAAGCGTAAGAAATAACCATGAAATTTAACTACGACATAAAATTCACCGACAACACCCCGCAGCTGCATGAGGCGCTGGATTCATGGGCGGAGCGGGTGCTTACCATCTGGGGCATGAGGGTGCAGGACTACGCCCAGCTGCTTGTGCCTACTGGCACGGCAGACAGCACGGGCATTGAGGGCTACGTGGGCGGTGCGCTCAAGCAGAGCCTGACCTATGCCGTAGACCTTGCAAAAAAGACCGTGACCATCGGGTCGAATCTCTTTTACAGCGTCTATGTGGAGCTGGGAACGGGTATCTTTGCTGAGAAGGGCAACGGACGAAAAACGCCGTGGGTCTGGAAGGACTTCAACGGCAAGTGGCACTTTACTCGGGGCATGGCCCCACGCCCATTCCTCCGACCGGCTGTGGAAGATCACATTGACGAGCTGCGAGAAATCGCGGTGGAAGAAGGAAACAAGGAGGTATAAGGATGACAGAGCTTGAAAACTTGAGCGCACAGCTTAAAGCTGCTATGAAAATGCAGGAAAACGCAGAAAGACTTTATCATAAGTCTGCCGAAAGAATTGAAAAAATCAAAAAGCAGATGCTTGAGGTGAAGGAAAAGAACAAGCCCAAGGCTGCAAAAGTCGAAGAGTTGTTTGCGGCTGGTGTTCAGGCACGCAAAGCGCTTCAGGAGATGTGTGATAACGCATACGGCGAGGGTAAAGCCAAAATTTCTGTTTTGGTCTATGTTCCGTCCGAAGCTCAGGACTATCCGACGGACACAGACTGTGAATTTTCACTCTAAAACTGAATACTCAGCGGTTGGCGCACAGCGTCAGCCGCTTTTTTATGCCGCTTTAGCTCAGGTTGGCAGAGCACCGGATTTGTAATCCGGGGGCCGTGGGTTCAAGCCCTACAGGCGGCACCACACCGGCAGCACGTCCGGCAAATTAAACCTTATTGCCAAGCATGGCAGCCCGAGCAAGGGCGGAAAGGACTATCACATGGCACTCGAACGCAAGACTCTCCGGGCGATTCTGGAAGATGAAACGACCGACACCAGCGGCAAGCTCAAGAAAATTCTGGACGTGCTGCATGAGGAAACGGACACTTTGCAGAACCAGCTCGATGAGAAGAACGCAGCCCTCGCCAAAGCCGAAAAAGACCGGGACGCAGCCAACAGCGGCAAGGAAGCCGCCGAAAAGGCGCTGACCGACTACAAGGCCCAGCAGACCCAGAAAGACACCCACGCAGCCAAGGAAGCCAAGTTCCGGGAGCTGCTGAAGACCGCCGGGGTGCTGGACAAGTACGCAGACCGCGTTGTGCGGCTGTCCGGCGAGGACATCGACAAGCTGGAGCTGGACGAAAAGGGCAACGTCAAAGACGCCAAGAAGCACACCGACAACCTGAAGGCTGACTGGGGCGACTTTGTGGCTACAACCGCGACCATCGGCGCAAAGGTGGACAATCCGCCCACCAATGCTGGCTCCAAAATGACCAAAGACCAAATTTTTGCGATCAAGGACGCTGGCGAACGCCAGGCCGCGATTGCTGCAAATGCCGACCTTTTCACGGGCGGCGGAAAGGAATAACACATGGCAGCAAAAGAAAACCTTATCATAACTACTGACATTACCGTCAATCCCCGAGAAATCGACTTCGTCACCCGCTTCCAGCGCAACTGGCAGCATCTGCGCGACATCATGGGCATCATGCGCCCCATTCGGATGCAGCCCGGCACTACCCTCAAGAGCAAGTACGCCGAGGGTACGCTTCAGATCGGCACTGTTGCTGAGGGCGAGGAAATCCCCTACAGCAAGTTCACCGTCAAAGAAAAGACCTATGCTGACATTACTGTCGAAAAGTTCGCCAAAGCCGTCTCGCTGGAAGCCATCAATAAGTACGGCTACGATGTCGCCGTTCAGAAGACCGATGACGAGTTCCTGTACCAGCTGACTGCGAACGTCACCGACCGATTCTACAAGTACCTGAACACCGGCACCCTGAAAGGCACCCCCAAGACCTTCCAGATGGCTCTGGCGATGGCAAAGGGCAGCGTTGAGGACAAGTTCAAAAACATGCACCGCACCGTCACCGGCGTCGTGGGCTTCGCCAACATTCTGGATGTGTACGAGTACCTGGGCGCGGCCAACATCACCGTCCAGAACCAGTTCGGCTTCCAGTACATCAAGGACTTCATGGGTTACAACACCATCTTCCTGCTTTCCAGCGGCGAAATCGCGCGTGGAAAGGTCATCGCAACCCCGGTGGACAACATCGTCCTGTACTATGTTGACCCCGCCGACAGCGACTTTTCCAAGGCTGGTCTGGTCTACACCACTGCGGGCGAGGCAAGCAACCTCATCGGCTTCCATACTCAGGGCAACTACCACACCGCAGTCTCTGAGAGCTTCGCCGTCATGGGCATGACCCTGTTCGCTGAGTATCTGGACGGCATCTCTGTCCAGACTATCACCCCGGGCGAGTAATCGCCCCTTTTGAGTAGGAGGCATCCAATGACCGTCCCTGAGCTGTGCGCACTGACGCACAATTTCTTTGACCGGGCAGATGACCCCGTTGCGGGGGAGTTTGCCTTTGAGCCGGATACCGTTCCCGCCGGGGTAGTCCCGGGGCAGTATTTCCTCGTGTGTGGCTCTATCTTCAACGACGGCGTACACAAAGCCGGAGACGGCGATTTGGTGGCCGAGACCTTTAACGGCGCGGTGCAGCCCATGCGTGTGCCGCCCGCTTTTGCCGCGCTGGCCGAAAAAATCGACGCATACGACAAGGCGCTCCCGGCCGGTGGCGTGTATGTGTCCCAATCCTTTGCCGGGTGGTCCGGCACGATGGCTACAGGCGCGGACGGACTGCCCGCAGACGGCAAGACCAAGTTCCGGGCCGAAATCAACCAGTGGAGGAAGATGTGACATGGTCAATTCGTTCGCTGCATCCACCGTGATGCAGAGCTTCACCAAAAAATACCGTTTTCAGACCCGCAGCTATGAGCCGGATGGCGTGGGCGGCTTTGTGTCCGGCTGGCAGGACGGCCCCGAGTTTGAGGCCGTGGAGCGCCACGATACCACCGTGGAGGCTCAGGTTGCAGAGCAGGCGGCTACAGCGTCCACCTATACGCTGCTGGTCAACACCGGTGTGCCGCTGGCTTTCCCGGACTACGTCAAGCGGGTGAGCGACGGGCAGACCTTTCAGGTGACGAGCGCAGCCGATGAGGGCAGCGCCCCGGAAGAATCCGGCATGGGACTGCGGGCTGTGAAGTGCAAAAAGGCGGTGCTGCCTTGATGGGACCGTCTGAGAGCATCAACCGGGCGCTGAACGCCTTTTTTAACGGCTTTGGCATCCCCGGCTACCTGGAAGATAACATCCCTCCCGGCGCAGAACTACCGTATCTGACCTATCAGCCGACAATTCCAGGCAGCTGGAATGAGTCCGGCACCTTCCACGCCCGGCTTTGGTACCCGAGTGCCAAAGGCCGGACCCCTATTTTACAGACCGAAGACAAGATAAGCGCAGCCCTTGCAGATGGTTTGACCATCGAATGCGAGGGCGGCGCTATTCTTTTGCGCAAAGGCAGCCCGTGGGCGCAGCCGCTCGACAACCCGCCCGAGGGCTATCTGTGCGAATACCTCAATTTTGAGCTTACACGGTTTATCCCGTGAGAAAGGATCCTTTATGCCTGAAACTCTGGCAAAAAAGTTCGCGGTCAATGTGCTGACCCCGGATGCGTTCAAGAGCATCCCCAAAGGCTCCGGTAATCTGCTTTCCACATTCGACCTTTCCGCCCCCAAAATCGACAGCACCAATGTCGTCTGCGCCACGCAGGGCGGCGTGACCATCTCCTACAGCAACAGCATGGAAGATACGCTGGCTGACATCGACAACGCGCCCACCAACACCAAGCAGGGCAACGAGGTCACCGGAACCACCGCCACCATCGCCTTTACCACTCCCAACGCAAGCCCCGACGTGCTCAAGCTGTCCATCGGCACGGCGGACATCGATGCGGACGACCCCACCCATGTGGTCCCTCGCATCGAGGCGGCTCTGAAGGACTACAAGGAACTGTACTGGGTTGGCCCCATGATCGGCGGAGGCTTTCTTGTCTGCAAAATTTTCAACGCTCTTTCTTCCGGCGGCCTGAGCCTCAAGACGGCTCACCGTGGCGGCGGCTCCATGCAGATCACCCTCACCGGCTACGCCGACCTGGAAAACCCCACTCGGGCCCCCATGGAATTTTACTCGATCGTAAAGGCCCCGACCGGGGACTAAGGAGGATATATGCGCAACATCATCGATCTCGACGGCACCGAATACCTCAAGCGCACCTATGAGTGTGCGCAGGCTTATAAAAAGTATGTGGCAGACTCCGGCGTGATGGACATTCTGGGCCGTGAGCCGGAGCTGACCGGCACGGAGACGGACGCAGAGCGGCTGGAAAAGCGCCGGGAGCAGGCAGCCAAGAACGCTGTGGACATGACCAAGCTGCTTTACACGGACAAGGCGGACCTCACCCTCGGCATCCTGCCCCTGTTCGTGGTACTGGACAAGGACGAGGAGCAGCCGCCCACCCGGGCGCTGGCCTCCGCCATGAGCCGGGCGCTCCGGGACGTGGATTTCATGGATTTTTTTCAGTCCTTGATGTGATCGGCGCGGACGGCTACCGGCGGCTGGCATCCACCATCCGGCTGGATATGCTCCGGCTGCTGGGCAAGCCGTACATCATGGAGCATATCCGCTCCGAGGTGCGCAGGCATCAGGAGGCGCAGCTTTTCCGGGACTATGTGGCCGACGCCATCGGGCAGTATCTCGGCATCCAGCCACTTTACTCCGGGCTTGCGGCCCGGCATTTCCCCCTGCTGCACACCAAAGAAGACACCCGCACGGCGGAGCAGATTACCGCCGACAATGCAAAAGCTCTGGCAGAGCTGTGCAGAGGAGGTGAAACGCCCTGAATATCTTTAATCTGGAAGCGACTCTGTCGCTGGATGATTCTGCCTACCGGCAGAGCATCCAAAACGTGCAGAGCAGCACCAAAAAGGTCGTCACGGAGCTTGGATCCGAGTACAGCAAGGCGGCGCAGAAAGTCGCAGAGCTGACAAAGCGGTACAACGAATCCGTTGAAAAGACCGGGCGCACCTCTGCGCAGACCAATGAGCTGAAAGCCGCTCTGGCTTCTGCCCGGGCCGAGCTGAAAGAGACCACCTCGGCCCTGAGGTCGGCCAACACCAACATGACGGAGTTTGGCGGGGCATCTGAAACCGCCAGCGGCTCTCTCACCGGAGCCATCACCAAAGCCAACCTGCTTACCGGGGTCATCTCCAACGTAAGCTCCATGGCCCTGTCTGCGGCCAAGGATTTTATCCAGACCGGTATCCAGTATAACGCCCAGCTGGAAAGCTACACCACCGGCTTTACCAACATGCTGGGCAGCGCTGAAGCGGCCAAAGCGGCCATGGACGCCATTCAGGAGGACGCCGCCCGCACCCCCTTCGACGTGGCGAGCCTGACACAGGCCAACCAGCTGCTCATCAGCGCCGGTGAAAACGCGGGTTACTCCCGCAAGGTCATCATGGCGCTGGGCGACGCTGTTTCGGCTACAGGCGGCGGCAATGCAGAGCTGTCCCGCATGTCGGCGAACTTGCAGCAGATCGCCAACGTGGGCAAGGCGTCCGCTATCGACATCAAGCAGTTTGCCTATGCGGGCATCAATATCTATCAGGTTTTGGCCGACTACACCGGAAAATCGGTGCAGGAAGTCCAGAAGATGACTATCAGCTATGATTTGCTGTCTCAGGCCCTTATCGCGGCCGGCGAAGAGGGCGGACGATACTACAACGCCATGGACACCCAAAGCCAGACCATGAACGGCCGGGTATCCACGTTGAAAGATAACGTGAGCCAGCTGGCGGGTCTTATGACAGGTGATCTGAGCAGCGGAATCGGCGTGGTCATCGGAAATCTGAACAATATGGTGGTGGCTGCACAGGACGCTTACAAAAAGGATGGGTGGAAAGGTCTCGGCGAAGCGATTCTCGGCCTGGACAACCCGATCAGCACCATCATCAGCAGTTTTGGCAGGCTGGGTTCGGCGGCTGTAAACGCTCTGGATAGAGCCAGCTACGCCTTGAACAAGGCCCTTGGCAAAAACGCCTATGCCGATTATGACAGCTACGAGGACTACCGCGCATCAACGGACCAGCAGAACTCCCGCGACCGCCGCAGGCAGGCAGCGCTAAATGGCGTTGGCATCAGCAACAAGAGCTGGTCTGAGCGGCAGGCTGAGCTTGCTGCTGCCGCTGGCTCCGGTGGCAGCTCCATCCACACTGGCGGCAGCGGTGGAAGCTCTTCCGGCGGCAAGTCTGGCTCAAAGTCCACCACTGAAACGGTCATTTCGTCCATCTCCAGAACGGCTACAACTACCGCTCAGAATGCCCTCGGCACCGTGACCACCAGCATCCAGACTCTGAGCGAAAAGGTCAAGGACAGCGCGGGCAGCATCAAAGACCGAATCACCGAGACCACCACCACGACCGGCAAGGAGATGGTCGATGGCATCGAGACCACCTATAAACAGGTTGAGACCAAGGTCAACGGCGTGGTGACCAAAACCACAAAGACATACGACGATATGTCGAAAACGCTGGCGGCCACCCTGACCCGCACCACAAGCAAGGTAGAGGGCGGCGTGACCACGGCGATTCAGGAGGTCACGGAAAAGTACGCCGATGGCACCGAGCACATCAAGACCACCGAGACCAAGACTGAGGAGAGCATCGTCGATGGCGTGGCCCGGACCACCAAGACCATCAACACCTATATCGACGGTGTGCTCCAGAACACCAAGACCGACACCGAAGAGGCTGAAAAAAGCATCCAGGCTGCGCTTTCCCGCACCGAAAAGTATATCTCTGAGATTCAGGGACAGTCTGACAAAGGCATTTTCGGGCTGGTGAAGTCTCTCTTTACCGACATCAAGAACAAAGACGGAAAGGCCATCGCCGGGGATGTGGTAAAGGTCGTTTTCGGGCAGGTGACGCAAGAACAGCGCAACACCATCCTGAAATGGGCAGACGATGCGATGACCGCCATCAATGAGCACTACGCGCAGGGCGGCATTCAGGGGGCGCTGCAGAGCATTGCGGGCCTCTTCAGCGACGGCATCACCCCGGCGGTCAACGGCTCCACCAAAGAAGTGCAGAGCTTTGCCGCCGCCATGAAGGGCCTTTCCGGAACCGGGGGCTCTGGCGGCATCGTCAGCAGCATCCTCAAGCTGTTCGGCGGCGGCACGAAGGCTGCGGCGGCTGCCGGTGAGGCCGGGGCCGGGCAGGCCATTGCGTCCGCAGCGGGCGGAGCGGCCTCCTTCTTCCCGGAGTGCCTTGCTGTGCTGGCCGTCATCGCAGAGGGCGTTGTAGGCTTCAAGATGGGCCAGAACGCCCGCGCCCGCGAGGATTCTGGCGAAGAGCGCTCTCTGGGAAGCAAGCTCCTCTCCGGCGCACTTCTGGCGTTCACCGGCCCTATCGGCTGGATCAGCTACTTATTAGGTAAAAAGTTTGGCAAAAAGTCCTCGTCTTCTTCTGCTGCGGCAGAAAGCGCCCAGTCTGGCGCCATGAGCTATCTGGACATTCAGGACGCCTACTGGTACGGCAACGAGCGGGCTTTTGCGGGCTACGACTACCGCAGCGACCCCTTTACCTACAACCCCAACAACAATTCCGTTCCCAAATATCAGGCGGAGATACAGGCTCAGCTTACAAAGCTGAGCACCGTAGTGGAGCAGTATCTGCCTGACGTGGCAAATCAGCAGATCGTGCTGGATGACGGTACCATTGTGGGCGCTCTCGCTCCCGGCATGAACGACCAGCTGGGCCATATCCAGATGCTTGCAGAAAGGGGCAACTGAGATGTACGAGATTTTTGCGTATCCCTACGGTGACCCCGAAAACAAGCTGACCGTCTATCAGCCGGGCAACCGGCAGGCTGTGGTGCTGTCGCCCAAGCTTACCCGCGAGGTGAGCAAGGGCGGCAGCCTTACTTTTACCATGCTGCGCACCCACCCCTGCTACGAATCCATGCAAAAGATGTCCACCGCTGTGGCGGTGCATCAGGACGGCAAGGAGATATGGCGGGGCCGGGTGCTCAGCCACGAAGCCGACTGGCTCAACCGCCGGGTCATCTACTGCGAGGGAGCTCTCAGCTATTTCAACGACAGCTGCATTACTCCCTTCAACTACGAGGGCAAGCTGAGGGATTTTCTGGAATACCTCATCAAAGCCCACAACTCCCAGATCTCCGGCGGCGACGGCTACGAAGAGCAGACCAGCTACGACAAGATGAAAAAGTTTGAGCTGGGCAGGGTGACTGCCGCTCTCGGCGACCTCGTGGTGAGCTACGGCGACCGCAACCAGTACGGCGTGGGCGAGGACTATGGCAGCACCTGGGACATCATCAGCAAAATGGTGCTCAAGACCTACGGCGGTTACGCCTACTGCACCTATAACTCCACCACCGGCATGAACGTGCTCAACTACTGCGACCAGGCATACGAGGCTGACCGGCAGACCGCCCAGAACATCGAGTATGGCGTAAATCTGCTGGATTTCACCGAAAAGACCGACACCAACGACCTTTTTACCCGCATCTGGCCGATGGGCAACAAGCACACTGTCGAAGAGACTAAGACCCAGTGGAAGTACAAATTTCTCTGGTTTAAGTGGGGCTCGACCACTGTGACGACCGGCACCCACGAAGAGCGCTACGGCATCAACGGCACGAGCCAGAGCGCCGTGGACAAGTACCTCCCGAAAAAGGGCTACAGCTGGAATCGGGAGTACGGGTGGATACAGAACGACGAGGCTGTAAAAAAGTTTGGCGTGGTCTCCAAAATCAGGGAGTTTGACACGGACAGCAGCGACACCACCTTTGCCGCTGCGGTGCAGGACCTGGAAAAGAACGACCTCATGACCATGAGCTACGAGGTCAAGGCCGTTGACCTCGTGGACGCGGGCTATGATACCGAGCGGCTGACCTTTGCCAGCTTTGCCCATATCATCAGCAAGCCCCACAGCATCGACGTGATCATGCTCTGCACCAAGCTTGTGGAGCCGCTCGACCACCCGGAGAAGAAGGAGTACACCTTTGGCATGACCCGGCGCACCCTCACTGACCGGGCCGTGGCAAATCTTGGTGTGACCAACGAGCTCTCCGAAAAGACGGCATCCACCAGCCGGTATGCAGGTACAACGCAGATAGACACCACGCAGGCGGGCAAGACGGCCAGCGATTTTATCGACTATGCCCCCGCCTCCGGCATGACCGTCGGCCACGCCAGCATCACGGCCAACATCCATTTCGGGACGGATGGCCTGACCTTCTCCGGCGTAAAAAACGGGACCGAACTGCAAAGCTGGTCGGGCTCCACCTTTGCGGCCCAGACCACGAGCACAGACCTCTCCGGCTATGCGGCGGTGCTGCTCACCTACGACGGAGACGCCGCAGCGTGGGCTGCCGCCGGGGGCATGGGTCGGGCCTTTGCGGTGCTGCCGGTGAACGGCAAGACATACTCCATCCTCTTCCCCGGCGCTCTGGCCCAGCGGCGGGACGTCACGGCGTCCAAAAGCGGCGTGACCTTTGGCAGCGGATACCGACAGACGGCAGCAGGCGCATGGGTGCAGGATGATACTGCCTGCCGCCCGGAGGAGCTGCAGGGCTTTATGTAAAGGAGCGTGATTTTTATGGGCAAGCTCATGGGGGCAAAAATCGGCTCTCTGCACACCTTGGACGACCTCGGCCTTTACCTGTTGGTTGGCAGCCCGCTCATCTCCGGCGCAGAGCCGGACAAAAAGCTTGTGCAAGTGCCGGGCGGCGATTTCCTGCTCGACCTCACCCGGGCAGTGGACGGCAAGGTACACTACCTTCAGCGCACCATCCGACTTGACCTCAAATGTAAGGCTCCTCCGGATGAGCGCCGCAAGGTGCAGAGCATCCTCGAAAACGCCTTGCAGGGGCAGTGGCTGCGCTGCGTACTGGACGAGGACCCGGCCAACTTCTGGTTGGGCCTGTGGACAGTGTCGCCACAGAGCAGAGACCGGCATACCGGCACTTTTTCCATCACCGGCACGTGCAATCCCTACAAGTACAATGCCACCGCCTACGCGGGCGCAGACTGGCTGTGGGACGATTTTTATTTTGATGAGGACGTCATCTATGACGAGCCTACGGAGGTAAAGAGCCTGTGAACAAAACTTTTGAAGAAAACATCAACGACGTCCGCAAGGCAAAGCGGGGCGTCGAGGTGCGTGAGGCTATGGCTGAGAGCCTTGAGTATGTGGAGGGGTTTGCCTCCACCGCTACCCAAAAGGCAGAGGAGGCCGCAGCCAGCGCCAAAACTGCCGCCGAAGCCAAGGAAGCCGCCGCTGCCTCGGCCCGGACCGCAGAACAGCAGGCGGGCATTGCCACGCAGCGGGCCGAGACTGCCACACAGCAGGCTGAAGCCGCCGAAAGCTCCAAAGCTGCTGCCGCAGAGTCCGCCAAGAGGGCAGAGCAGTTTGCCAAGGAGACTGAGGGCCGCGTCACCACCGACCCCACCTTGACCGTCAAGGGCGCTCCCGCAGACGCCAAAGCCGTGGGCGACCGCATCAACGCCATCAAAATCGAGACCGACAAGACCCTCACCCTCTCCGGTGCTGCGGCGGACGCGGCGGCGGTGGGCGGCATCGTGCTGCCCCGGGTGGTGGTGCAGACCGAAGCGGGCAGCTCCATCGTCCTCTCGGACGGAGAGAAAGACGTGAGCGGCGTGGCGGAAGGCGGCAGCTTTTCTGCGGCGCTACCCCACGACGGAGAGTGGACCGTCACCGCCACGCTCGGCACCGGCGCGGCCACGGAGACGGTGCAGGCGGAGTATTGCCGCACCAAGACCCTGACCCTGACCTACTACACCCTGACCGTGACGGTCAAGGCGGGCAGCACCGTCACCGCCCAGTGCGGAGACAAGACCGTGACCGGCACCGTGCCGGAGAGCGGCAGCATCAAGCTGTATCTGCCCGTCGCTGGCACGTGGACGGTAACGGCCACGCTGGGCGACGAGACCACCGAGGGCAGCGTGGAGGTGAGCGAGTACAGGGACTATCCCCTTGAGCTTGCCTACGTCCACATCTACGGCGCGAGCTGGGACGGCACCAGCACAACCAAGTGGAGCCGCACCGACGAGGCGGCAGAGTTTACTGACCCGGTGCCGTATGTCGCGGGCGCAAGCAGCTATGGCAGTCCTTTCGATACCTTGCAGCCCTGGGCGGGCATGGTAAAGAGCGAGCGCACCGGCGGCACAATGGTATCCATCCCCAAGTTTTGGTACAAGCTGACCCAAAACGGCAGGGGAATGACCATCCAGATCGCCGACCACGCGGTGGAGGGTTACAGCGTCAGCCCTGCCCACATGGACAGAGGCGACGGTCACGGGGAGCGGGACGTGGTGTATGTTGGCCGCTACCACTGCAACGGCACCTATAAGAGCGGCACCGGCAGCCCCAGGGTGAACATGACTCGCTCTTCAGCCCGCTCCGGCATCCACAATCTTGGTTCGACCATCTGGCAGAGCGATTTTGCCATGCGGTTTACTGTCTGGCTGCTGTATATCGTCGAATTTTGCGACTGGAACAGTCAGGCGAAAATCGGCTATGGATGCAGTCCGAGCAGCAGCACCTTCGCGATGGGCTATACCGACTCGATGCCCTACCACACCGGCACCGATCAGAGCAGCCGGGCCACCTACGGCGGCACGCAGTACCGCAACATCGAGGGCCTGTGGGATAACGTGTTGGACTGGTGCGATGGCTGCTACAACAACGGCAACGGCCTGAACATCATCTTGAATCCCTCCGAGTTCAGCGACAGCGGCAATGGCACGGCGGTCGGCGTTCCGTCCAATGGCTGGCCGTCCGCATTCAATGTCAAGACAAACGGCGGCTTCCCGACGTTTATCCCCACATCCGCGTCCGGTAATGACGCAACGTACTCGTGCGATTACTGGAACTTCAGCTCGTCGAGCCCGTGCCTCTGCGTCGGTGGTGACTATAGCCACAGCTCCTACTATGGTTTGTTCGGCGTCTACTACGGCGCCGCGTCGAACTATAACGGGAACATCGGCTGCCGCTTCCAGGAACTCCCCAACGGGGGAGTCTGAGGGGGCCGCAGCCCCCGCAGATAACCGCGCCGTAAGGCGCTGAACTTTATATGGGACTGTCTGTGCATTGCCGGTGTTTTTTTGTTCTCAGGCCTCGTGCGATAACTGGAACTTCAGCTCGTCGAACCCGTGCCTCTACGTCGGTGGTAACTATAGCCACAACTCCAACTATGGTTTGTTCTACGTCAACTACAACGCCGCGTCGAACTATAACGGGAACATCGGCTGCCGCTTCCTTTTTGATATTTCCAACCTCATATATTTTGGCACAGACAGCCGCACACCCCACGGTGAAGATAGGCATTTTGGGAGCGGGCTAGTACACCCCGCAAGGGGCGCTGGAACGTCCGTACAGCTAAAAGGAGGGTATCCCATGAAGAGAGCTGGAAAGCTCTTTGATACGTTAATCTCAGATGATAATCTGTTACGCGCCATCGACGAAGTGAACCGCACTCACCACTGGAAGAGAGGCCACAAGCCCAACACCTGTACGGCGTGGGTAGAAGAGACCAAGGCTCAGCGGGTGGAAGACCTGCGGCGAATACTCGTTGGCGGCTTTGAGCCGAAAAAGCCCCATGTCAGCCAGCGGTGGGACGCCAATGCCCGGAAATGGCGAACCATCAGCGAACCGGCCCAGTGGCCCGACCAGTATGTCCACCACGCCCTCATCCAGGTCTTGCAACCCAGGATGATGCAGGGAATGGATTTTTACTGCTGCGGCTCCATCCGGGAGCGCGGTCCGCACCGGGAAAAGAACGCCATCCAGCGATGGATGAAGTACGACCGCAAGGGGACAAAGTACGAGTTTTGCGGTGACATCCGCCACTTTTACGATAGTCTGACCCCGGAAGTCGTCATGGCCCGGATGCGGCAGCTCTACAAGGACTGCCGCGTCCTCGACCTCATCCGGCGCGTCATCCGGGACGGCGTAAAGCTGGGGACGTACACTTCCCAGTGGTTTGCCAACGCCGTCTTACAGCCCCTCGACCAGCTCATCCGGGAAAGCGGGCTGTGCAAGCATTACGCCCGGTATATGGACAACATCACAACCTTCGGGCCGAACAGGCGCAAGCTGCGCAAACTCCGCATCCTTGTGGAGAGCTGGCTGAACGCCCACGATCTGAAGCTCAAGGGAGACTGGCAGGTGTTCCCGGTGGCGAAGAGGCAGCCGAAGACGCCCCTCGCCCCGCCCCGGCGCGGCTTTGCCCGGGCGAAAGGGCGGCTGCCGGACGCTGTAGGCTACCGGTACGGGAGAGGGTACACCATCCCCCGCAAGCGGAATCTGCTGCACATCAAGCGGGCGCTGGCGCGGTATCGCAAGCGCAGGCGAAAGGGCAAGCCCATCGCACCAAGAGCGGCGGCAAGCCTGCTCTCCCGCCTCGGGCAGCTCCGGCACTGCAACAATTATCATCTCTATCAATGGCTGTTTCGGGGAGAGCGGGTCGTCCGCGACCTGAAGCACGTCGTCCGAGAGCATCGGAGAAAGGAGAACCTGACGTGGACTATGTTTTTGGCACAAAGGGCGGCGCAGAAGTCCTCAAGACCATCGGCGACGCTCACACCAGCCTGACCGGCTATCACCAGCTTGAGCGGGAGTATCCCGACCAGACCATCACCGACAGCTTCCGCGTTGTCCGCAAACTGCGTAGCGCGGAGGACGCGGAAGGGCGCTGCTATGACTGGTACGAAATCGACCGCCACTACCGGATGACCGACAAGACCGGCCCTCTGGCAGAGCAGGCGGCGAAGACCGCCGCCGAGCTGCAGGATGCGCTGTGCGAGCAGGATGCGGCGACCGATGAGCGCGTGAGCACTCTGGAGGATGCCGTCTGCGAGCTGGATGCAGCAGTCAACAAGTAAGGAGGTACAGTATGGAAAAGATCTGGGCAAACAGATTGGTGGCCGGCACCAAGACCTGGGCAGAGATGCCTGCAAGCCGCCGCGCCGGAGTCAAGCGGGAGCTGGCCAAGCGGGTGGCCGAGGGGGAGATCACCCAGGAACAATACAAGGAGATCACTGGGGAGGACTACAATGGGTAAGCTGCTGGAACTGCTGGAAAAGCTGGTGCGGGCCATCTTTGGCCCGGGGGACGAGCGGGACACTGGCGAACCTGAGCCTGCGCCCCAAGCCCCCAAGGCAGAGGCTGTCACCGGCTGGGAGGGCGGCCCGCCCTATCGCTTTGTGGATGTGAGCCGGTATCAGGGCCTTATCGACTGGGCGCAGGTGGCAGCGGCGGGCTACAAGGGAGCGATGCTCAAGACGGTATCCACCAACTACAAGCTCTCCAAGCGGTCGGACGGCCTGTACATCGACCCAACCTTTGAGACCAACTACCGCAACGCCCGGGCTGCCGGGCTGGACGTGGGCGTCTACTACTACACCTACGCCACCAGCGAGGCGATGGCTGACGCAGAGCTTGCCCTGCTGCGGCAGGCGGTGCGGGGCAAGGAGCTGACCATGCCGGTGGCGGTGGACATGGAAGATGAAACGCTTGCCGTGCTGAAGCCGAACGACCTGACCAACCTCGCGGCCTACCACCTCGAGCAGATCGAGAAGATGGGGCTCTTCGCCCAGCTCTACACCTACACGAGCTATGCCAACCGCTTCCTTGAGATGGAGCGTCTGGCCGGGCGGTGGGACGTCTGGCTTGCCGACTACACCGGCAAGACGCCCAACGTGACGTTTAACTACAACGCCCACCAGCACACCAGCAAGGGCAGCGTGCCGGGCATCACGGGCAACGTAGACCTCAACGTGACCACCCTCAACTATCCCCGTATCATCAGAAAGAAGGGTCTGACCCGTCTTCGGGAGGGTGCATGAGCGAAGCAATCATCGTAGCGCTTATTACCGGTGTTCTTGGGCTGCTGGGTACCATCTACGCCAACAACCGGGCGGCGAAAGACATGGACGCCAAGCTGGACAAGCAGCAGGCCATCACGGACACAAAGCTGGAGGAGCTGACCCGGGAAGTGCGAATGCACAACAACTTCGCCCAGCGCATCCCGGTAATAGAAGAACAGATCAAGGTGGCAAACCACCGAATTTCTGACTTGGAGAAAGGAGCATGACCATGGAAACACTGGTATATAAAGCTGTAAGCATCCTGCCCGCCCCGGTGGCGGCTGCGCTGATGCTGGGCGGCTTTATCTTTTACGCCCTGGGCTGCATTCGGCTGGGCT